TTCCGTTGGGGACGGTGTAGGCGGCTGCTCCGCCGAGGGTGATGGTAGAAGTTTCTATATTGCGTTCGCCGGGTAGTTGGAATGCGTTGACTTCTGGAAGGTCTAAGACGGCTTCTATGCGTACGTTTGCAAGTTGTTCCGAGACGTTGTATTCGGCCATGTATGTCTGGGATAGGACATAAAAGCGGTCGGCGCAAGTAACGCTGACACTATCTAGTCCTCCGAGCGAGAAGTCGTACATGTAGTCGACGATGTATCCGTTGAAAAGTTCTTCGCCTTCGCGTGTCAGGATGACGTTTCGCATTGGGGCTAATCCGGGTTGATCGTTAGAACTGTCGAAGAATGGACTGTCCTGATTGAACGGATTGAACACCCCTCCGGCGTAGCCGTCTAGAAGATTGAAGGTCATTGAGCCGGCGGTGAATTGGTCTCCGATGTCGCGGCGTCCACGTGTGACGGTGATGTTTGTAGAGCCCTCAATGACGGAGGCGTATTGGGTTGTACCGTTAAGCACGTATTCCGTGTTATCTAGGACGCCTTTAAGTGCGTCGTCAAGTGTGAAGCCGTCAACGATGAAGCCCGTGTCGATAAGGAGATCGTAGGATCCCGATTCAATAATTGACGTGGCCATTAGGCGACTTGTATTTGTGCGGGGCCGTCTACACGGTTCATCGCTTTGATGGCGTTGACGACTGCGCGGCCGATGTCTGCTGATGTGGAGATGCCGCCTGTGATGTTGACGGTGATGTTTTGTCCGCCTTGGTTTCGCATGCGATCTAATGGGATGACGGCTTCTGGGCCGCGCTCGCCGATAAGAGCCAAGGTTGGCCCTGTCACAATTCCGCCGGCGGCCATGGCTGGGATCCCGCCTTCTCGACCAAAGCCTGAGCCGACTGCGGCTTGTGCCTCGCCAATGCGTCCGAGCGAGATTGACTCAATAGTTGAAACGTTGTCAACGAACGGGATGGCGTTGTATGCCCTAATGAGCGCGTTGATTGCTTTAATCCATGTGTTAGCCAATGTCTCGAAGCCGCCAATAATAAAGTTGAGAACGCTGTTAACTAGGTTGCGAAAGCCCTCAAACTTCTTGTAGGCGATCGCTAGTCCGACGACAAGCGCGGCAATGCCGGCTGCAATAAGTGAGAACGGGTTGAGGGCCATTGCAAAGTTAACGGCCATAATCGCTGTAGCAATAGCGGCGATGGTGCCGGCAATGGCTAGGAAGGCGCCGGGGTTGTCTTGCGCCCAATCTGCAAACTTCTGGACGACTGGAAGGATGGCTTCTACGGCTGGGAGTAGTGCGGCGCCGATGGACTCTTTTGTTTCGTCTAGTGAGTTCTTAAGGATCTTCATGCGGCCTGCGGCAGTTTCGGCGGCTGCGGCCGTGGCTCCTCCGAAGGTTCCGCCAAGGACATTCATGACGTCGTCAAGCGTTGCGCCGTCTTTAATCATTGCTTTGATCTCTGGGGACAGTTGACCAAGCGCCTTAAAGTTGCCGCCGTACGCTTTGGCGAGTGCATCGGAGACGGTGGCTAGATCCTTACCAGAGCCTTGTGCGATGTCCTGAGCGAGCGCTAGAGCGGTGTTGGCTGTAGTGATGTCCTTAGTGCCTACAAGAAGGCTCTGGAAGGCTGGACGAAGTTCGCTGTCCGCAACGCCAGAAGCGCGAGACATCGAGGCGATTACCTTCTCCTGAGCGGCAACTTGTGCGTCGGTTGCTCCCGTGACGTTCTGCATGACAAGCGCTAGATTTGCTTGCTCGGCTGCGTCTTCCATTGCGGCTTGAGTCGCGCCTGCAAGTGCTACGCCTAAGCCGGCCATTGCTGCGGCCGCTGGGATTGCTGCCTTCTTAATTGCAAAGTTTGCCTTGGCTCCGAAGCCTTCTAGTTGTTTAAATTGCGCGATTGCGCGTTTCGCTCCCTTCGGGTCGTACTCAGAAATAATTGGAAGAATGACGGCCATGAGTTACCTTGCGCTTAGATCGCGACTTAAGGCATCGCCGACGCGGGCAACGATCCGCTCCATCTCTGTCTCAAGTTCGCTTTTGTTTGCTTCGTACTGTTTCCACACTACTCGCGACGGGTCGCCGTACTTGGCTGTTAGGGCTGCGCCCATGCGATTACTTGATGAGAAGTCAAAGAAGGATGCGGCCGCGCCCATCCATTTAATGGCAAAGGTCGAGAGGTTTACTTTGCCGCCGAAAACTTCTTTGGGTGCTTTGGTGTTGATGTAGGCCTTAACGGAATGGCTAGTTGGCCATGGGAAGACTTCGTACTCGCCACGGAGACGCCATTGGCGTTGCCATCCTGAGAGCGGATAGTTCAACGGGATGGCCGACTGGATGTCTGAGACAAGCCCAGACGTTACGCTTTTGTAGTCCTTAGTGATGTCACGTCGGAGAGCCTTGTCGATCTTATTGAGATCCTTAAGCGCTTGGCCAAGGCCGAACACTTCTATCCGTGCTTCAACGCCGCCGGCTGAGTCTCTCATTTGTGTCCTTTTTTGTTTTGGTCATTAAGGACTCTAATGATTGTGACCATGTCGCGTGTGTCAAACGTGTCGGCATAGAAGGTCGGCGACCAGCCTGTCGCGACTACCAGTTCGGCTAGTTGCCGTCGGTAGCCGCGTCCGTAGGGTTTGGATCTGTGACGTCTTTGTGATCGGTAATTTCCATGTCTGGGTTTTCTTCAAGCCATTGCATGTAACTCTCGGGAAGCTTCTCGCCCTTGACTTTAAGCAATATGTGCGCCCAGCAACCTAGATCTCTCATGCCGATCCCACGGCCGTCGCTGAATCTACGGTTCTCTATCCGTTCCCATTCGGCAATAACAAACATGGTTGTCGTAACAGTTTCAACTGTGTCGCCGCGCTTAACGTCTAATTTAATCTTTGCCATAGTTCTCCTAGTGTCGGGCCGAGGACGGCCGTGATTATGGGTTTGTTACGTCTGCGCTGTAAACGCCGCCCTGTATCTCGATATCAACCACTTGTAACTCACCAAGGGCCGCGTTAATCACAGGTAATTCAGAGATAAATCCGTCGGTTAAAATAAATCCAGGATTCGTCGAGCCGTCAACGGCTGCGGTTGGGTTCACTTTGACAACGACTTTTGTTCCGACAAGTGTAGAAAGTGTGGCGTAGGTTTCGTTGGCTGCATAGGACATGTACATCGTCAAAGTTAACGAGTTTGAGAACAGGCCCGATGTGTAGGTGCGCGATGTAGATCCGAAAGCGGTGTCTTCCAAAGGCTCCGAGACAACCGTGAACACCGCTGCGGTGCATTGGTCGCTGATGTCCACAAGCGTTCCGATTGCGGCGCCAATTTGCACTTTTGGATTTGAGAGGATTGTTGAGGTTGCCATGATTGCTCCTTGAGTAGTGGTTTTAGTTTGACATAGTTTGGGGCGCTAGGTGTGGATTACGCCGTTTGGACTTGGGTAGCGACGGTAAGTTCGTATGCCGGCAGCATGGATCCGCCGATGTCGACGTTTGTGGGGCGGCCTGAGATGATGCCAATGTTGAGCGCGTATACCTGAGCGAGCATATTAAGTAGGGACTTCTGGGCGTCTAGGTTGCCGGGGCCGAGTGTCACGATCTGGAGTGTGAAGGTCAGTTTGGCAATGTTGTAGTTAAAGCCTTCAATTGAGTCAATGTTGACGAAGACGCATGGCGGAACGATGTTGCGTGGATCGTTTACAACTTGGAGTCCTGAGACGGTCTGTAGTTTGGCGACTAGGTCGTCGTAGCCCTCATTGAATAAGTCGGTGTAGGTAGGGACTGGCACTAGGCCACCTGCGGACGATCAATGCCTAACAACTGGCGGATCATTCCGTTAAGTCCCATGACGGGAGCGGTTCCCATTGACTGAAATGATGCAAAGGAATCCATGGATCCGCGCTGACGGTACAACGCGCCGCCATACATGATCGTTCCAAGTTTGACATCTTGCGATGGAACGGTCGTAAGGGAATCAACATAGCCGGCTTCCATTCTTCGGCGCCAACAGAATTGCGACGAACTAGAAGCGCAAATGGTGAGGAACGTAGCGTCGGCTGCGGTAGCCGTGCCGATCCCTAACCAGTCCTCAATGTCCGTGGCCGTTATCCACGAGCAAGTTGGAGTCGATG